AACCTACGTGGCGGGCCAGATGCGTGGCGTGGGGGTGGTTTTCAGCCGTTTCCTCAACGTCGAGATCACCCACGGCGTGCTCATCGGCATGGGGCTGGTATTCTTCTACGCCGTGCTTGGGGGCATGAAGGGCATCACCTGGACGCAGGTCGCCCAGTACTGGGTGTTGATCACCGCTTTTCTTATCCCAGCCATTGCCATCAGCATCAAGCTCAGGGATAGTGGTAGTCACCAACGTCTTGCCTTTGTACATCCTTACCGTATCCCCTGGTCGGTGGATACTAGGGTTGTATAATGGCGGTGATGTCAAACCTGCACAGTCTCGCTTTTTAATACCCCCTACTATCTTTTTAAGTAAAACTTCTCCTTTAGTCAAACCCAAACAGGTTTGACTAAAGGGGAAGCTTTACTTAAAAAGATATTAAAACCTACTAAGAAGCGAGACTGTACAGGTTTGACAGCAGCACCATTATACAACCCCAGTATTCACAAGCCAGGTGATACAGTAATGATGTATAAAGGGAAAGGGTTAGTAACTACCATCATCCCTGAGCTTGATGCAGATGGTAATGTTATACCTGATTAGCTTTACGTAATGCTTATAGTGCGCCCTCGAACATATGTTCTGGGTAAGCGGCAGAGACGGGGAGCTGCGCCAGTCTGTAGAACTGGTGGACTTGTGCCTGAGTAGATTCAAATCCTATCTTACCCACCACATACTACTCATACCCTTGTGCCTACCCTGTCACGTGGACTACACAGCCTTAGACACTCACTTCATACATCATCACTAATACAATCAATACCCAATCACCATATACCACTAATATTAACAATACTATCAATCTACCCCAATAAACGGATAAGTTATTTTTCCAATTTACTTAACATAATACTTGACAGAGAATATAGAAAGGGATACGATAAGGAGGCAAGAGATGGGAATGATTCAGATTCATGGTATGGAAGAGAAGCTTACTGCATGGATAGCGGAAAGGGACTGGTTGGAAATATACCACGAAAAGGATGAACAAGGGGATAAAATAAGGTACTTAACACCCCAGGGTAATATAGTATGGGTAGACATCTTGCCAGATGGGTCGATAGTCGTAATGGCTTGACCCCATTCAGGTTATTTTTACTAATACTTGACAGACCTTACAGGAAGGTATATGATACAAATAAGAGATATTTTGATATGAATAAACTTAATAGAGCCATCGGTTATATAATCGATAAAGACCATGAGAGGTTGACTAATAAGTTCCGAGAGATTATTTCTGTGCACAGAAATAAAAACGAGTACAATCTCGCTATATATTTAGAGTGGGACTGGTACGTAAGGGGGAATTAAATGGAGAACGTATATTTTCACGGAGGCTGGTTTTTGGATGTTGCAATGGACGGTTATTGGTACAGACCTGCGGGAAACTATGTTGTGGGAGAGTTATCCGATAGGAGTGGTTGGACTTTCATTTCAAACACAGAGGCGATGCAACTTGTAAGGCGTTTAGACGAAGACGGTTTGATAAAGCCACGGTTAGATGAGAGATTGCGGGGTGAAGACCTTAAAATTACTCACAGGCTTTTAGACCTTTTAACTCAATCTATAAAGGGTGGATGATAAGTGAATAAATCAGAAAAAGAAAACACAATCATAGAAATGGGCAACGATATATTCGCCTTTCTTAAGTTTGTTAAGATACAAGAGCCCGGACATCTGGCGTTGCCTTACATATTATGGCCTCACCTGATCGACTTTTATAACATTCTTGAGAAGTATAAGTTAATTGATTTGATAAAAGCCAAACAAATTGGTATTTCTTGGGCATTAGCGATTTACGCCCTGTGGAAGATTTACACTCTCCCTGGTTGGAATGTATTGGAAATCTCGAAGGGGCAATCCGAGTCCATACAACTATTAGATAAATCACGGATTATCTACCTTAATCTACCCGAATGGATGCAGGTGTATACATTGGAACCCAATTCAGCAGAGAAGTTTGGCTTTAAAGAGAACAGTTCAAGGATTACCGCACTGTCCTCAACTGAAACCGCAGGTATCGGTGAGACCGCTGGAACAGTAATACATGATGAATCTGATTTCCATGACTGTTATGAGGTGAATTTATCTCATACTCGTGCTACAGTCGCCGATAGTGCAGAAAGACAACTCATCTCCGTCTCAACAGTGGATAAAACCAAACCCGATAGTTATTTTAAGACTCATTGGAAAGCAGCCGAAAACGGAGAGAACGGGTTTAAATCTCTTTTCTATGGTTATGACGTCAGGCCTGACCGTGGAGAGGGGTTTTATGCACAATTAGTTAAAGAGAATAAAGATACCCCGTGGGTCGTGGAAGCCAACTATCCCAGAACTGTAAAAGAAGCCCTTTCACCCATGTCAGCACAATCCTGCTTCGATGGGGATGTTATGGAGCAACTTTGGGATAATAGGATGGAGCAGCCCGAAGTAAAACAGAACCATATCTACATCTTGTGTCCTCGCAGTGTTGGAACACAATATATAGCGGGTATAGACGTTGGGGAAGGTGTGGGATTGGATTACTCCTGTCTTACTATTGCCGGTGTAAGAGGATTGACCGCAGAGGTAGTGGCGGCGATTTACACTAATACACTAGGAACGGACTCATTTGCCTTTGATTGTGATAAGTTATGCCATGAATATGATGCTCCCTTGTTAATCGTGGATAACATCGGTGTAGGAAGGGCGGTATGTGATAAATTAGAGTCGTTGGGATATCCCAACCTCTATTTCGAGCATGAAAAGAAGGTGGGATATTCCTTGACTCGACCTAAGAAAAGAGAACTAGCTGTTAAATTAGTTGAAAAAATAAATGACGGGAGTTTAGCAACTCGCTGGTCACCACAGATAAAGGAACTTATGGAATACCAGTGGATAAACGGGTATCCAGAGCCTACTAGTAGAACACACGGTGATACAATCATCCCCTTAATGTTTATAAGCGAGTTCCTGGAAGAGATTGGTATTGCAGAGCCAGCATCTATGTATGTCGCGGGAAAAAAGATATGGTAATGGCCTGTGTTATAATGGAAGTAATGGAAACTGTATATTGCCCTAAGTGTAGATGTGGACTCTTTAAACGAGGGTTCATGGGCTATGCTTGTCATATGTGCGGGGTTATCTGGTATATCGCACAGGAAGGGTTTATTTCAGAGAAGAGACTAGCTGAAATCCATGAGGGCGTTCCATTGGATATAGAATAATTAGTAGTGGCGGAATAGGTAGACGCAAGCGGAACTCCCAGCCATATAAATGGTAGAGGATGTAATGGATGGTAGTAAAATGCCAGAAAATCACAACTTAGGTTCAGAAGTTGCAAGGGAATCGCATCTTTCATACATAATAAAAGAGGTGAAAAAGGTGGAGAAGAGTGGCCCGCATGGATTATATGTGAGCGATTATCAATGTTCAACAGGAAACAATGTTTTGAGAGGGTGGAACCAAGCCTGTACCTACATTTTGAAACGACTAAAAGAAATAAAGTCTGAAATAAAGAGCTAAACCTTGAGAAATTCAATCCAGTGGCTCGTTGGGATACTAACTATACAAACATAGGAGCCATTAACTAGGTATATCCTGCCCTAGCTGGAAGTGGGATGCGCATACTACATCACGCATCTAGGGTGCAAATCCCTAGCTACTAATTGAACAAAAGGGGCGGGTAAAGCGTTAGGGCTTACCCGCCCTTATCTATTTAAGGAGATAGTATGGCATTAGACGCAGGTATAATAACAGCACAGGTCTCCACCAAGGAAAGCGAACTTAAAGATAGAACCAACAGACAGGACAGGGATTTCAAGAGGTGGCAGTTGGAGACAACTACCAAGAGAGATAGCCTGCGTGATAACGATATAGATATTGTCTCCAACGGGTTAAGAACATTTGCTGACGAAGTCCACTCCAAACTAGCATCTGCTGACATGACGATTGCGGTTAGGTTAGCCGAGGCTGAAGGAGATGATAAAAGAGATGATGTGGGGAAACTAGAGAGATTACTCCAGTTTGCTTTTGAGAAAGGCGATGAGAGGTTAATCTCTCTCCTCCTCCCCCCGCTAAGGGATTTTACAATATGGTGTGCCTCTATTCGTGGCTGGGTAGCTGGGAGATATCTTGTTCGTAAGGAAGGGAATGATGTTATCTTTGATTTAATGCCGTGGGACCCTCGGTGGGTGACCTATGAGGTTAATAAGTGGAGGGCTTATAAGACCTTTCGCAGTAGAGAGGAATTAGAGGAAGATTACAAGAAGAAGATAAATATCCCATTGCATTGGTTTAATCCCTTTTCAAAGACTCCTAATAATCTCGCTGTTATTGATTATTGGAAATACGAAAAAAAAGGAGCGACTAACGCAGTAGTTTGCAACAATACCTTTCTTAAAGAACCCAAGCACTATGATATATCTATGCCTGTTTTGCTTATGCCTATCGCTACCAGTCCTCTGATTAGAGGACTTTCCCAGTCTGAAGACGAGAATTACGGGGATAGTATCTTTGCTCCTATCAGGGACATTAGTAAAAAGCGTGACCAGTTTGGTTCTATAATCGCTACCCACGCTAATTTAAGGGCAAAACAACCATTACTTCACTATCATGATGCTGGTATACCTGAAATTAAGAGTACCATCCAAACGGCAGACGGGGTGCTTAATCTTGTTAGGGGGAAGCAGGAAATCAAACCTACCCCCATGGAGGATATTGCCCCTACTGTGATTGAGATGTTTAACTGGTTCGAGCGAGAGTTTGAAAAGGGTTCTCTGCCAACTGTGGGCATAAATAATCCCAATCCGCAGTCAGGAACACTACAAAATCTAGTACAGGAAGCACGGAATATCGTCTTTAACCCACAACTAAGATTATTGAATACCTATTATGCAGGGATATGCCGTTTAATAGAGGAGCAGTTAATAAGTAATGGAATTAAAGTCGATGTTCAGACTATACAGGATAATAAATACTATACAACCCAGGTTACACCAGTTGATTTGAAGAAACCCCACATAATCAAGGTTGAGTTCTCCACAGGAACTCCGTGGTCACAGATGGATAAAGCACAGCAAGCCCAGATGCTTAGAGACCTCGGGTTACCTATTGAGTGGGTGTGGGAGAATATCCTGAAAATTCAAGACCCGAAGATGCTGGGTGATTTGGCAGCGATAGAACTCTTTGAGCATAGCCCGAAGGGTGCGAAGAAAAAGGCTGCCGAAGCTCTAATAAGATTGCGGGGTGACGAGGTAGCTGCGGAGTCCCTGGTCAGGGAGTTGGATAGGGAGGAAACACAGGAGGATATGGCTATTGAGCAAATGGCTTTCGGCGGGGAAGAAGAACCACCAGAGGGATTCTAATGGTATTGGGTCCTTATAAGTTTGAGCGCAAAAGACACAGATTAGGTGAGTTCCCTAGACCACCTCAACCTGGTCTCCAGCCCAACCGTCTCCCTCCGATACAGGGATGGGGGAATGGTACTGATTACTGGCAGGATGTGTTTGAAAGTTATAAAAAGAGGCAGAAGAAATGACAACTGAACGAGAAGTAGGCGGTGGTGGACTTAGGAAAGCAGAACGGGATAGACAGAGGGAGCGGGAAAGGGAAGAAGAACGTGGCCCTAGAGAACGTGGGGAGTTCAAACGTGAGTTTGATATAGCTATCGGGCAAGAGAACATCGAGGAAGGAGAAAGCTATCTGCGCTGGTTGCAGGGAAACCTTAACCAGTTGTTAAAAGCAAGAGAAATAAGTGGAGAAGAACTCCAGCGTGTGTGGGCAGCGGAAGTTACATATCTACAAGGTTTTGGTGTAACTCCCGAACTACGTGGCTATGAGGAGTGGAAGGCATCACCAAGTGAAAAGGAACGACCAGCCTTAGAACTTTATGAACGTGTTAAATCTTTCTATCTAGCCTCTACGGATATGTCTTACTGGGATAAGGTTAAAGCGTTGGTGAGATTGCATCCCCAAGGGACAAGGGTAGACATCTTCCGCCAGATAAAAAACGAGGTATTCCCCACTATATCTGAAAAGGATATAGACCCAGGTATTCTTCGCCATTATCAATCACGATATGATAAATCAAAAACAGACGAGCCTTACGCACAATGGTTAATCCATCAAGGATTGGCATCTCTCGAAGGTGGGGCTGGTGTAGGTGAAGAAACTCCTAGCCGTTTAACAAGGGGAACTACTACTCGACCCACGGGATTTGAGTTTGAACCCGCATTTGAAGAAGAGAGACTTGGGTTACAAGGTTCTCAAATATGGAAGAACTGGTATGAGGACAGATTTGGGTTGGAAATAAGACGTTTCAAAGGTCAGGTGGAAGACCAAACCGAGGAAACGTGGGCTACGTTTCTAAAGGGGCAGACCCCGAAATTAAGAGAGGAATTCTTGAAGCAAGGTGAGTTTCGTAGGGGTGAGAGTTCTGCGAGGCAAGCTGGTCGTATTAAAACGGTGAGGTTTTAATGATAACTCCCGCAATGCTTAGGGCGGCTAGTAGGAAGTGGCGGGAACGTAAACCACTTCAACCATTTCGACAAGAACCTCAAGAGTTCCCTGCTGTATCTGGTAGGACTACACAGCCTTTGACGTTTGAAGAGGCTGGGCAGTTTAGACCTGAGTTAGAGAGGGATATACTAGAGAAGAATATTCGCACTCCCCAAGGTGTGTTGCTGGAGGAGTTTGAATCACGGGAAGATACCGAGGATATACTCAAACCAGGGGAATACCTCTCTGTATCTAGAGTCGGTGATGAGAGGCGTGTTCAAGTCCGAGGCTCTCCTATTCCAATATATGAACTCGTCAATAAGGAAATTGTCAAACAGGTAGCGGAAGACCCTATGTTCAAGATAGGGGATATAGAAATAAGTCTTGCCGAAACAGCAATGATACAATCACTTCTAATCGGTGGTGTTGCTGTAGCACAGGCAGGCTTCCGCAAGTTTCTCGATATAGCAGCCCGAAGGCTTATGGTCAAAGAGGGGAAAACTAGAGGAACTGTTTTCAGTGAGGAAGCACTTGATAACTTTGCTGTCTGGGCAGAGAGAAACCTGAGACCTTCCTTTCTTACCAAAGAGGCGATTAAGTCAGTATTTAGACCAAACAAAGAGGGTAAGATCCCAGCATCACAGGTCAAGAAAGTCTATCAAGATGTTTACGATGCTACTTCTGCGCTGGTAAAAGACTACATTAAAATCCCCAGAGGCACACAGACAGGTGCTATGGCTTTTGGGGGGAAGATACCACCTAAACCTATGGTTATGTCATCAGCACGACAGGCAGAGGAACTATCACGTGCTAATGCCCAATTAGATATTCAACCAATAGCACCTAATACAGTTGGTTCCATCGGAGTAGGACAGGGCGAGCTTATTATACGCACAGATGCCAATAACAAAGCTATGGTAACTGCATTGGTGCAACTACGTGATAATGTCCAGACCGTAACAATGATAGTCAAGGCACAAGGTCTCGGGGAAGAGGGTAAGGCAGCCGTTAAGGAAGTATTAGATTACAATAAAGAGCACGGGTTTGTTTCGTCTCCTGACGTAACGGAATACTCGGAAGCGGGATTAGCAAGGTTTGGCGCACCTGCAGTCACTCCAGAAGCACCAACCAAACCTTCTTTTGAGACACAACTAGCGGCTAACCTCAGAGTAGCAATGGAACAGCCTGAGAGATTGGGGATACCACCTATTGAACCCTCACCAGAAGCCCCTAGAGCCATACCAGAGGTTGCTAAGCCTCCAGTGACACCAGAGGCACGCAGAACTGAGATACAGGAACTACTGGCTACGCCTGCCAAGCAATTACCAAAAGGCACAAGCAAAATAGAACTAAGACAGGAACTGGCGAAGATAAATAAATCCCTTGTCCCTGCCGAGAAGAAACTTCGCCAACAGATAATGGCTGTGAAAGCAGGTAAATTCCTACCTCAAAGCCAGTTAAGAGAGATAATAAAAGCTAATTCTGGTAAGACGCATCTTACAGATGTTTTTCTTACCGACCTTCAAAAGATACTCAAGGCTGTACAGGGAGCACGCCCCAAGAAGATTAAGGGGAAGAATATAATAACCAAGTCCACCGAGCAGAACATCCAATCTCTCAAGAAAGAGTTAATCGGTCAGGAGAAACTTAATGAAGAAACGTATCAGGCGATAAAGAAAAATCTTGGTTTAAAGCATGAGGGGTATATTAGTCCTTCTCAGTTCATATCTGAGGCTGAAGGTAGAAACTTAATCCGCCAGATAAACTACGAGTCTGAAGTTGGATTGATTGAGCGTGATGTTAAAATAGCAAAGGCACTGGAGCAGAACGCACCGCTCCGCAAGGATATAGAAAAACTAAGAGCAGGTATGTGGGTAGATGATCCTAGTGTTGCAAGGGATATTTCAAATTTCTGGAGGCAGATTGCATCTTTTAAGAAAATGCCCGAAGGAGCTGATGTTAGTGGATTATGGAGCGCACGGTATAGGTTTGAGAAATTAGGGATACGCACTAAGGACGTGAGATGGCATCGAATAGAACAACTTATTTCCAACCAGGCAAAGACAGGTGATTTTAAGGTTAAGGAAGCGATGCAACGTCTCAAATCCTCAACTCCTAGTTATACTGAAATATCAGGGGATGAGAAAGCACTTAAACGGGTTAGCGATTACATAGCCTCAAAGAACAATATGGGAGTAGAATCGCCAAAGGATATTAAACCAGGGGAGATTAAATTAGCTAAGATAATAGAGAAGGAGCTATTCAAATACAGAAATGATATAAGATATGCCAGATTCCAGACATGGTATGACCACTTTAATGGTGATACCACTCTTATGATGACAAAAATCAAAGATGCGCCGAAGGGGGATTTAGTAGAGGGTATCCGCATTTATGAATCAAAGGGTGAAAAGGCATTAAGGGAATATCTCGATACTAAAGAGTGGGGTGTAATTAAAAGTGGGTTTGAACCACATATAGCTGTTAATCCTAGGTTAGTTGATTATAAGATAAGCGAGGCTGTTATCGGCAAGGGTAGATTAAGTAGTCGTGAGGGGATAGAGTTTACCGAACAGGATGTTGATATTCTTAAACGGACGGAGAGCTATTTCTACTATATGGAGAAGTTGCATCTTAGACCATACTTTCAACATCTCTCTAGAGTTTATTCCGAGAATGTTCCCAAGTTATCTAACCCTCAAAGTATAAAGCGTCAACTCGAAGCCTTTATGTCTGAGGCTAAAGGCGGGAGACCGATAGAGCATCCTGTCTTGAAGTTGATGTCGAAGGTGGCTGCTGTGGGTTACAACACAATCTTTAAATTCCCGCATCTGTCCTTTCGTAATTTACACCAGTCCTTTGCTTTCCACAGAGACAAGAGTTCGCTTATCAATCCACTCAACAAACGTCTACCTGATGATATAAAGAAGTTGTTTAATATTAGGGATAGCCAGATGGTAGGGACGAGGCGGGATTTACTCCTCAATGATGTGTTGGGTTCAGGTAGGCTTGCTCGATTTATGAAAAGAACCGACCACTATCCATGGAGTGACCAAATAGGCCGTATGCACACTTTCTGGGGGAGTTGGAATAAAGCGAGGAGGGCATTAGAGCGGTATCGTAAGACTGGGGATTTCCCTGAATTTCTCAAGGCATCAGGGGGGAATGAACTTACAATACAGCAGCAAATTGACATTGCGGAGAACATGGCATTAGAGAAGATATCTTATGCTGATGGTGCTGTTACTTTACCTAACCAAGAGTCAGGAGCTTATGAAGTAGCTTCTCAAATGGCAGCCAATGTTCATTTTATCTATGATAGATTAGGGCGTTCCACATGGGAGTATGGTCCCGAAGGAAGAGTTCTTACTAGCTTGTTTATCTTCCCTAAGTCTTATTTTGAGCAATTATTACTCAATGCGAATCGCATAAAACCAGGTAGTCAAGCTAATCCTGCAGCAAAGGCAAGGGCATGGAAAGCCTTAATTGCTATTATCGTAGGGGGAATATTAGTTGGTAATGTTTATGAAAAGATTGCAGGTAAAGGGAGAAATCCCTATAATCCTCTTAATCTAATCGCTTATTCTGGTGGTCTTGCTATAGGATTGACATTAGATATCAGCCAAGGTATAAACCTTATGATACAGGCAGCGCAAGGCGAGGATTGGGCGAGGGCGGAACTAACCACACATCTACCTGGGATGGCTGATAGTTTCCTGCCTTTTTATAAAAGCACTATTGATATACTGGAGTCATTAACTGGCACGCAGTATATTGACAGGTTGGCTTTAAGGAAACTGCGTGCTGCATTTGATAAGGATTATATGCCTAATGAGGAGTATTATCTTAAAGAGAGGGATATTCTTGGCAAGATAAAACATGCTTTATTTGGCGGTGAAGACCCTAAACCCGAGGGTATAGAAGCGGCGCAAACAACGATAGATGAGGCTATTGGGAAACTCGGAACAAACCAATTAGAGAAAATGGAGAAAGCGCTTGAGGGTGTAGAGAATCCTGCCAAGATTGCTGAGATACGGGCGAGGGACTGGACGTATACTACCAAGGATTTAGGCAGTGTAATAAATACACAGACCAAGACACTCGATGAAGACGAGAAGTATGACTTCTTTGTAGAGAACGATTTAGCTAACTATTATTTCAATATAAAGCACATGAGGGATTTTTATTATGAAGAGTTGACTAATGACGAAAAGAAAGCTATGCGTGAGCAGTACCCTGATTTCCTATATGGCATGATATTCTGGGGGACTTGGCAGATAAGAACCCCGCAAGAGAAGTCAGCTATGGAGCAGTTAGCCCGACATTATGGGATTCCATTAGATGCTATACCTGCAGTAAGGAAGGAAGAACCCGTTGCACCACCTACCGCACCAAAGCCACCTACAAGGAGAACCCCCGTTGGAGGTGGTGGCGTGACTGACAGAATGCTACAAGAAGCACTGAAGTGACCTGTGGTATAATAGTAATAACAGCCCAATAACAAGAGGCTGTAGTTTAAAGGGCGGGTAGCAACCTGAAGTTTTTGGGTTACCCGCCCTTTTCTTTGGGTTGCTACACCGCAGCGTAGGAGGAAAAATGACTATAGAGGTGGAAGAACGGAAAGTGGAGGTTGCTGACCCGTCTAAAGAGAAGGGTAAGGAAACTGCGCCAAAGGATATTCCAACTGTAGATGTCACTAAAACCCCAGAGTTCAAGAAAGCACTTGATTCGGCTGTTGGGAAGAGCATGGCTTCGCTAAACGCAAAGGTAACTATTAGCAACCAAGCTACTCAGGCTGCCGAGGCTCAAGTGACGGTCATGGAGGCTACTCATACCAAAACCCTCTCGGATATAGAATTCCTTGAAGGGAAAATAGAGAATTTAGCTAGTGAGAAGTTTACAGATGACCCAGATGCAGCTAAGGGGTACAGGAATACCCTTGCTATCGAGCTAAGGGAGAGGAAGGCGAAGGCTAGA